TACGGAATTACAGATGAAGGCTTTACACTAAAACGCCTACAAGATATCTTAGTAGAACAACAACAGAAAGCCACAGAACTGTTTCAAGACCTTGTGGCGAGTGGCGAAATCGTAGACACAAGCACAAGTTCCACCCTTGGTCGATTGATTGCTCTTGATGCTCCCGGTGATGCTGATCTTTGGGAAGTGGCTCAACAGAGTTGGTCTGCCCTAGACCCTAACTCAGCAACTGGTATTTCACTAGACAACCTCGCTCAATATGGTGGTATTGCACGTTTCCCAGCTTCTGCTAGCACAGCAGTAGGTTTGTTTGCTGGTGACAACGGTACACTTATTGCTGGTGGTAGTGTTGTACGTTCTGCTGACAATAATGAGTTCTCAGTAAGGGGTAGCGTAGCACTGTCTCCATCCTTGGCTGCTGGTATCTCTCTAGTTGTCAGTGTTGTTTCCAATACCACAGCGTATAGTATCACTTATACAGCAGGGATTACTGGTAGTACCACAATCACCTACACTTCAGATGCAAGTGCTACAGCTAATGAAATTGTAGTTGGTTTGAAGGCTCTGATTGATGCTTCCCATCCTTTGCTTATTGCTACATTGGTTGGTGATACACTCACTGTAGACATGGCTGATGTATTTCAAGCCAGCACATTCTCTACAACAAGTAATCTTGCAATCACCAAAGTTAAAAAGATTGGTCAATTGGTTGCTGTAGTTCTTGGTGTTATTAATCAAGATGCAAACACAATTACACAGATTGTAACTCCTGTTCTTGGGTGGGATAGTGTAACAAATCCTCTCGATGCTTCTCCCGGCAGGCTGCTTGAGACAGACGAAGAGTTACGCCTACGTTTTCGTAATACTAAACTAGAGCGCAGCTCCAACATCCTTGACAGCCTCTATTCCGCACTGTTGAACGTAGATGGTGTACAAGAGCTAGCAATCTATGAAAATGATACAGACATTACAGATGCTAATGGTGTACTTCCTCATAGCTTCTTCCCTGTAGTACTTGGCGGGTCTAGTCAAATTATTGCTGAGACTATCTGGCAGAATAAGCCAATGGGCATTAAGAGTCAAGGTAATACGATTATTCCTATTACAGACACTCAAGGGTTCTTGCACAACATTGGATTTGAAAGACCTTCTCCTGTTGTTGTCTATATCAGTATGACCCTCAGTCTTAATCCTGAAGCACCTATTCAGTTTCCTAGTGATGGTGCAGATCAAATTAGAGCTGCAATTCAGACATATGCTTCTGAGAACTTTGGTGTTGGTAAGGATGTTGTGTTCTCACGGCTGTTCACTCCAATCAACAGTGTTCCAGGCCACCAGATTGACAGCTTGTTTATGGGTACTACCCCTTCTCCAGTTGGTATGTCTAACATCCCCGTAGATTTTGATAAGATTTCCTCTTTCTCTTCTGTCAATATTTCTATTGTAGTATCTTAAAGGAGGTAATAAATGATTACTCCTTTCACAGAGGTGCAATACTTAGAAGAAGCTCGGGATCGAGTTACTGAGCAATTCAAAGATAAGACAGTTTTTGACAAGTACCTCCAACTGCTGATTGATCAACAAGAAAGTATTCAGCAAGTATTCAAAGACCTCATTCAGAAACGTAGTATTGACGAGGCAACTGGTGCAACTCTTGACATCATTGGAGAAATTGTAGGTCAACCACGAGAACTTATTTCTGCTGATCTTTTCAACTTCTTTGGTTTTCAAGGAGCACTTAAAGCTGCCACCTTTGGTGACTTCGGTCTTCCTCAGATTGGCTCTAAGTTTCTAGATTATGGCTCTCCTACTGGCGGTAACGTACTCCTTGATGATGAGACTTACCGTCTGTTTATCAAGGCTAAGATTCTAAAGAATAGAACAGCTTCAACACCAGAAGAGTTTCTTGCTTTTGTAAACTTTATCTTTGGGACAACTACTACAGCTATTATTGAAGGACAAGCTGAATATACTGTGTTGTTCGGTAGAGAGCTTTCTGTATTTGAACAGGTACTGCTTGATTATGTTTCCACAAGTCAAGGTTATCCATCCCGACTTATCCCTAAAACAGTTGGTGTAAAGATCAACTTTGGTTGGTTCCTTGCTGAGAATTACTTTGGCTTTCAAGGGGCTACGGGAGCTAAAGGCTTTGGTGAGTTTACAGGAACCTTTGGGTGGGGTCTAGGTTATGGTGAAGGTTACGGGGATTCCGACTTTTCTCAAGCTGGTGGTGGGCAATGGGCCTCTCTTTTCTAAGGTGATGTATGAGTGAAATTAAAAAGAAGCTTATTACAGCATTTCTTGCTGCTGGACTTACAAGTACATCTGCCTTTGTTGCTTATGATTTAACCTTACCTGCTGAAGGACTAGAGCAGAGAGTTTATCTTGACCCAGTTGGTCTTCCTACAGCCTGTGCTGGACACATGGATAAATCTCTGAGGGTTGGACAATCCTTTACTATCGAACAATGTATGCAAATGTTCGCTAAAGACTGGAAGAAGCATCAGAAGCAATTAGATTCTGTTGTAAAAGTTCCCTACAAATCTGAGTGGCAACGTGAGGCTCTTACAGACTTCACGTTCAATCTGGGTATCGGTAACGTCAAGAGTAGTACCCTACTATCCCTTATCAACCAAAACAAGCACACAGAGGCTTGTAGACAGCTTACACGTTGGGTTAAAGGCAAAGTCAAGGGTAAGATGGTTACTCTTAGAGGTCTTGTTACTAGGCGTGATAATACAATGCCTTATTGCTTAGGCGAGTTGTCTTACGACAAACAGAAAGCTTTTGAAGAATTCAGTAAAGAATACAAATTAATTTCTAAGGAATAAACACATGGCCCAAATCCTGAAACCCACCAACCTAAGCCTTACATGGGCTTCTGGTGGCGATGTTCTAAACCCTGGCGATACCAAATATGCAACTGGTTGGCAAGTAGAGATTCCACCTCGCCAGTGGTTTAACTATTTAGACAATCGCCAAGATACAGCTCTTGCCCACATTAACCAACATGGTGTTGTTGTTTGGGACGCTACTACAGAATACCAAGAAGATAAAAGTTATGTTCAAGGTGTAACTAATGGTGCTATCTACCGTTGTATTCAAACACATATTAATCAAGACCCAGAGCTTGACGTAGGTAATGTTTACTGGATTATTGCATTTGCTTCTGCTGGTGATTTCTATACCAAAACTGAAGCTGATGGCCTTTATCTGACTAAGACTCAGAACCTCGCTGATTTGACAAACACTGCAACAGCTCGTACAAACCTCAGTGTTTATTCTCAAGCGCAGACTTACACTAAAGCCGAAGTTGATGCTAAGACTACTGTAGCCTCTACTGCCCAAGCACAGGCTTGGGCAAGCAACACTACGTTGATTACCCCGTTGAGGCTTGCAGAGACATTCCAAGGGTCAAACAGGAGCCATGTTGCTAGTGGCTATCAAAAGTTACCTGGGGGTTTGATTATCCAATGGGGACAAGTGAGTAACGGGAATATTGGGAGCGGAAGTTTAGTTACTTTCCCACTCGCGTTCCCCACACAGGTACTTTCCGTGGTAACGGGAGCGACTAATCAAGCTTCAGTTTCAGGCATTGAGGTAGCGTATGTTGGGAGTGTCACTACTGCTAACTTTTTGATATATACCCAAGTACAACCACAAGTTGGTGGTTCATGGGTTGATGGGCCAGTTCCTGCTTACTGGATTGCAGTTGGAATATAACTGAGGTGCATGTATGTACTTTAATTTATGTAATGGGGGTTTTTATGAAGACGCCCCAAATCAACCTCATGTAAAGCTGAGTAAGCCAGAATACAACAAGCTAATCTCAGGTCAAGATGGTACTCAAGAAATTAAGGCTGTGGAAAATCTTGATGGGTCATTTAGTGTACTACTAGCCCCAGTTAACAGCAGCCCAGAACAATTTTATATGGTGGAATTGTCTTGGGTACAATCCGAGTTGGCGCGCGCAAGGGATGAGCTAGATAAAGTCCAAGATGGCGATACAAAAGCTGATGGGTCAGTATCGGACTGGAGAAGTTATCGCAAGAATCTTAGAGCATGGGGAGAGCATAAAGACTTCCCACAAAAAGAATTTAGACCTAAAGCACCAGATGCTGAATAAGGAGTAGTACATGGCACAACAACAATCCCCTTGGCTTGAAGGGGCATACGGCTGGAACTTCGGTGAAGGTGGTTGGAACACCGGAATGGACTCCAACCTACTCAAATTTTCTTTCATGTTTGATCGGAACGTAGATAGCATTGTGGTATCTCTGCCTGCTGCTGTTAATGGTCAAGCTCACTACCTTACTACAGACAATCGCCTTTACTTTGCAGTAGGGACTAGTTACTTCTCTACACCAGTTCCTAAATGGTTTGAATTCAAAGTCCGCTCTACGGGAGAAACTTATCAGTTTAATGGCACGTCTGCCGTCCAGATTGACTCGCCTACTCAATTAGATACCCGCCTTGATGCCGTTGAGCTTACTGTTGCATCTCTTGGTACTGCTGCTTTTGAGGATACTGAGTTTTTTGCAACACAAGCTGATTTGGATATTGCAGAAGCCCAGGCAGCTACCTACACCGATGTTTTGCGGCGGGATTTGGCAGAGGATACTGATCCAGCCTTAGGCGCTGCTATCGTCGGGTATGACAACGACACAGTCGCCGGTTTTCTTGATCGGTTGCGGGCTGTTGATGACATCGCGAAAGGAGCAGGGCTTGTCGGGTTCTATCATCGGACTGTGCATGCCCGCTTAGTCGAGCAAAAGAGCATTTACGACTTCTTTATCCCCGGCCAGCCAGATTGGACTATTGCATTTGCGGAAGCGGCAGCATACCTGAAAGGTTTCCCAGGTGTGCCGCCTGAGCTAGTTTTTCCGTCTGGGGTATTTGAATACAGTGAATCCCCGAACTGGGCCGTACAGGACGCAAAAATTACAGGCAGCGGGACTACGCGCCTGCGCTATACCGGGACCGGCGACGGGGTAATCATTGATGGTAACGATTACCCGGAGCTTAACGGTGTGTTTTGCATGGATATGCGCGGCTTCATTTACGAAGGGCCGTCTAATTCGCTGAACGGCTTCAAGCTGAGTGCTACCCATCACTGCGATTTCGGTTTTCGTGTGGATGGGTGCGGTATCGCGAGTGCCGGTATTGACGTGAACTTCGCTGTATGCACCAAGTTCCATCGCCCAGTAGTGTCGGTAAACGCAGCTGGCGGGTGGTATGTTGGCGCAAATATGGTTGCGGCTAAACCACTGCACGGGATGAGGCTTAACGACCGCGATGGCGAGCAGGTTGCGTATTGCTATATCGACAACCCGATCATAGAGGGTACGGGGAATGGGATCACGGGCATTGAAATGCTCGGCACTACAATTGCAAAAGGCACGTTGGAGGGGTGCACTGGCATCGGGCTAATCCTCGGGGCGGGATGCCTGCGAAACGTGATTGATCACGTTGATTTTGAGGTAAACGCAGGTGCGGACATTTATTGCAACGGCTCAGCTAACAAGTTTACTGATATAGATTCAGATGGGGTTGTTGTTATTGATACAGGGCCGTTTAATCGGCTGTCTGGCGGCAACTTTAACAATATCGTGATCGGGGCAGGTACTGAGCGTACCGTACTGAGCGAGCTTGTATATAACCGCACAGGTGCTGGAGGCACGCTGACTGATAACGGAGTTCGCACCCGCAAGCGGGATATACAAGATGCCGCCGACGAGTACGTCCACGATGCTGTCGCGGCTACTGTCGGCGTAACAGTGGTGTCGCCTACAACCACCTGGGTTAACACTACCGGCAATCCAGTGCATTTCTACGTTGTAGGCGGCACGGTCAGCCAAATCACCCGCAAGCGCGGCGGCGGGTCCATTACGGACACAGGGGTAACCCAAGGCGGGACATACCTAGCGGCGGGTGACACAATCGGGGTGACCATGAGCAATAGCACAGGACTAAACCTGTATTACATGACGGCGTAGGCATGTCAATCCTAAGCCAAGTATATACAAGCGGCAGGGGACGTAAATGAAAAACCTAGCAAATAACTGGAAGGACCGCCTACTTAAATCCTACTCCAGTTGGTCAATCATTGCTAATATTTTGATTGCTCTTTCTGTGTCTGGTTTAAGTGTTTTGGGAGTGTTATCAAGTGAAATTGCACTTCCTATTGTCATTACTTGCGCTATAGCTTTTGGTGTTCTTGGTCTTATTGGCCGTTTCATTGATCAATCTCTTGATGATGTAGGTAACTCAGATGACTAAACCACTCTTACTTGCTTTGTTTGTCTCTATTGCTCTCAATGGTTTATTTGGTTATCTGTCCTATTCTTTCTATTCTGATAAGGCTGTAGCTGAGAGTCAGTTGGAAGTGGCCATTGTTTCTAACAAGTTCATGGCCCTATCTCTTGAACGTAAAGACAAGGTTTGCACATTGCAAGACAAGATAGCTGCTGAGAATCAAGCAGAACAGCGAGAGATTGCAGGGAAAACTGATGCTGTTTTGAACGCTATTGATAAAATGGTAGTCGTACCTACGGTACTCCAGAAAACCTCAAATGGGGGTCTTTTTTCCAAGGAAAAAGAGAATGTCAACGAAACAAGCAATGTTGTCTCTCTTGATGGTGTGCTCCCTAGCACTCTCGTCAGCTTGCTCAACGAAAGTTGTAACAGTAGTAAAGGAAGTAAATGTACCCATCCCTGAGAGCTTATTGGTTGATCCCTGTGAGCCTAAAGGTGCTGGTTATACCATACGCTCATTAGCTTCAGGTTATGTCTCCAATACATCTTGCATAGGACAGTACAGACTTCTTCTTATTAAACAAAGAAAATACAGAGAAGGGGTGATGAAAGTTTATGGCAACCAATGACACATCTGCCAACAGCAGGATTAACTCTGCTTGGGAGAAGTTTGCTATCTGGGCTTGTAGTGCCATTATTGCCTTATTGGCTATTGGGTATCAAGATCAGAAAAGCAAAGTAGATAAGATGGAAGAGAAAGTTCAGTTCCTATATATGGACAAAGTATCCAAGCAAGATA